AATCTAGGCATCAACGCTCAGACAGGTACTACCTATACAACAGTCCTAGCTGATAACGGCAAACTGACTACTCTGACCAACGCATCTGCTATCGCTGTGACTATCCCACCGAACAGCTCAGTCGCATATCCTGTAGGAGCACAAATCAACATGGCTCAACTAGGTGCTGGACAGGTGACAGTATCCGGCGGATCAGGCGTGACCATCGTATCTACAGGTGCTACAGCATCAGCTCCAAAGGCTCGCGCTCAGTACAGCACTCTGACTGCAGTACAGACATCTACAGATAACTGGCTCATCATGGGTGACATTTCATGAGTCGCCTAGCTCTTACCCCTACAAATGTCCCTGCTAGTGCGAGTGCTATCAGCACACCGACACTTCGAACAGGTGATCTCTACTACAACACATCTACAGGTCTTATGGTCTATGACGGCTCACAATGGGTCGCAGTATCAACAGCAACAACACTTGCTGATCTAGATGGTGGCTCTTTTGATAGCATAGCTCCATATAACGGAGGGTTTCCAGATACCACCGCTACTCAGATCGTCAATGGAGGTACTCCCTAATGGCAGTCGTCACACAGATACAAATACGCAGAGGTACGGCTGCTCAATGGACATCAGCTAATCCGACACTTGCATCTGCCGAGTTTGGATATGAAACAGACACAGGCAAGTTCAAGATAGGTGATGGATCGACAGCGTGGAACTCGCTCGGATATAAGGCATCAGGCACAGTCACATCTATCACGGCTGGCACAGGTCTATCCGGTGGCACGATTACAGGATCAGGTACTATCGCAATCGATACTGCTACGACTGTGGATGTATCTACAGCTCAGACCCTGACAAACAAAACCCTGACTAGCCCAACACTCAACGCACCTCTTATCAACCTATCGCTCAATGCGCAGACAGGTACGACCTACACCTTCGTGCTAGCTGACAACGGCAAACTCGTCACAGCATCAAACGCATCAGCACAGACATACTCAATCCCTACAAATGCATCTGTGGCATACCCAATCGGTACACAAATCAACATCATTCAAATCGGCGCAGGTCAAGTGACTATCAACGCGGTCACATCAGGTACGACCACAGTATCTAGCACAGGAGCTACTGCTACAGCACCCAAACTGCGAGCGCAGTACTCATCAGCTACCTGCATCAAAGCCAACACCGATCTCTGGTATGTAGTGGGAGATATTGCCTAATGCCTATTCTCGGAACTATTGCTTCTTCTAAACTGGTTGCTGCTCAGGGTGACTATGTTTCATTGGGAACAAGTTTTATTACATCAAACACCACCACAGTAAGTTTTTCTGTTTCTAACCCTGGTGACTATAAACTGCTCGAACTAAGATGTGTGGCTAGAAGTTCAGGCGGAGACGCTGGCTTCGGATTGAAGTTCAACAACGATACAACTGATGCTAATTATGCTTGGCAACGAAATTATTATCTAGCAAGTGATACATCTACATCTTCATCTTATGTAGGTCAAATGCCCACAAATGCTCAAGATGCAAATACTTTTGGTATCGTCTTAGCGCAAATCTGGAACGCAGATAGTACAAGTAAATATACATCGTGGATGTCTTTTACAGGCGAGAGGCGTTCAACAACTGGATTCGCTCCACAACTTTTAGGCGTATGGAAAAATACGGCGCAGGTCACAAGTGTCCAAGTCACTAACGATACACAGGGAAGCACAAGTCAGTTTGCACCGAATACTCGTATCTCTCTCTATGGATTGAAGTAATCATGCCTACATCAACATACACTCAAATTCATAAATCCATTTTAGGATCAGGTCAAAGTTCTATTTCTTTCACAACGATAGATAGCACATATACCGACCTACGAATAATTGTCAATGCTCGTATAACAAATGACGGCTACGCAATAGGTATGCGCTTCAACAATGACTCATCAGGCATTTATGGTTTCAGACAAAACTCTGCTATCAATAATTCTGTTTTTGTCACGGATAGAAATAACTTTGTTTATGCAGGGATAAATAGACAGACCACAAATAACGCTTTAGATAACTTGATGATAGTAGATATTTTTGATTACAACGCTACCGATAAGTTCAAAACTTACTGCTCTCAATCTGCTATGCGAGCTTCTAATTCAGCTTCAGATACTTCTTTCGTTCTAGGTTGTTATAGAAGCACAAACGCTATTACTCGTATTGATTTTGCTGAGTGCGGTGACGGCGGTTCTGGAACTTTTGGAACTGGTAATCTCCAAACAGGCACAAGCGTGATTATCTATGGCATAAAGGCAGGTTCATAATGACTTGGAAACTAATCAGCGACACTACTATTAGCACCGCAGTCACTCCGTTGGTTGTCACAGGCATACCTAATACCTATACAGATTTATGGATACAAGTCGGTGCTAGAAACTCATCTAACGAAAATCCATTTTGGATAAATGTGAATAATTCGGGCGCAAATCATTTTACAAAAAATCTTGGAGTTTATCCTTCTAGCACTCCTTTTTACTCACAAGACCCTGCTGGTACTAGCAAATGGGAAGCGTATGGAACTGCTACGGGCGGTGGTTTGTATTGGGGTGTGAATAATTTTTACTTCAAAAATTATGCGACTAGCCAAAGCCCAAAACCGACTTGGGCTTACTCAGGAGTGCCTAACAATGGTGGCTATCAACTAGGTTTTCATAGTTTCTCTTGGAGTAATACATCTGAAATATCTAGTTTATATTTCACCACTAAAGCGGCAACAAACTTTGATGTAGGTACTAGAGTAGTTATCTACGGAATACTCGTCAGCTAGAGGAGATAAAATGACAACAGAAGAAAGACCATCAAGGCTGGTTATTGATATATCGGCTGGCACAGAAACAGTAGTTCCTTATACCGATGAGGAATGGGAGCAATCCAAACTAGATCGTATTGCAGCACAAGAAGCAAAGGCTGCGAGAGATGTGGAAGAAGCGCGTATCGCCGAACTAAAAGTAAGCGCAAGGACTAAACTTGTCGCTGGCGAGCCTTTGACCGAAGAAGAAGCCGCACTCATAGTCTTGTAATAGGAAGGTCGGCAAATGACTACTACCTATCGGTATCTGTTTGCCGATCTACTGACTAACGACATCCTCGCAGAGCTACCACTCACAGGGGTGTCGTTCACTCAGCAGCTCAATCAGGCTGGAGCACTACAAGGTCATCTCCTGCTCTCAGGCTTGGCTACAGCCGAGTTCAATGTAAATGCCTCGACCATCCCTGGTCGTACCGGTCTGTATGTAGATCGAAACGGCATCCTGATATGGGGCGGAGTCATCTGGGGGCGCACATATAACAGCGCGGATCAGACACTCAATCTTGTAGCTCGTGAGTTTGAGTCCTACTTTGAGCGTAGGCGCATCACCACAACTATAGATTTCACCAACACAGACCAGCTAGTGATAGCTCGTACCATCATGAATACGGCTCAGACACCCCCTGAGGGTGATATCGGAGTCATCGTAGGATCAGAAACATCGGGCGTACTGCTCTCTCGTACCTACTATAACTACGAGCTCAAGGGTGTCTATAACGCTATCCAAGACCTGTCTAGAGGTGAGGATGGCTTTGATTTCAACATCCAGGTGTCCTATGACCCCACCACAAATGAGCCACTCAAGACTCTCGTGCTCGGCTATCCGCGTACAGGTACTGTCTATGATCCGACTGACCCTGAGGCTCTTGTCTTTGAGTTCCCTGCAGGGAACATCGTGGAGTATGAGTATCCTGAGGATGGAGCTATCGCAGCCAATACTGTGTATGCGCTCGGAGCAGGATCGAACGAGGGCAAGCTGATAGAAACTGCGCAGGATGCAGCCCTCCTCGCAGATGGGTGGCCGTTGCTAGAGGAACAGGCCAACTACTCAGATGTCACCGATGCGACCTACCTACAGGAGCTCGCTACCGGTCAGGTGCTCGCAGTCGCCTATCCTCCTACGACCATCAAGATAGTCGTACCGGCATACGCTGTACCTGAGCTCGGTGACTATCAGATAGGCGATGATGCTCGACTCGTCATCCAGGATGAGCGATTCCCTGGGACACTAGATGCTATCTACCGCATAGTCGGACTCTCAGTACAGCCAGGCGAGGATGGGCCTGAGCGTGTGACCCTGACCCTGACTACGACTACGAACTGAGGACACATGGCATATATCAATCAGCCCTTTGATCTGCGCATGATTATGTCCGACCTAGATCAGAGACTGCGCAAACTAGAAACTGCTCAGAGGCTCACAGCTCCCAATGTGGACTTCGCAACTAGCACTCCTACAAATCCACGCGTGGGCGATATGTACTACGACACCGATGCTGACCTGCTCAAGTATTGGAATGGCACAGCTTTCATAGAGATAGCTGACAATAATCTCGGCACGAGCATCATCAGTCTGCCTACGACCATGCAGAGTGCAAACAACAACATGGTGTACACGGGCAATCCTGTACTTCTTGAGGTACAGCGTATTGGCAAAATGATTACAGCCAACGCGCTCATAGAGTTCACAAATGTGAGCAACTTTGGAACAGGGCAGTATTACATCAACATCCCTTCTAGCATTCCTGCTCGCGCACATGACCTAGCCGCAGGAGGATATCTACTTGATGGCGGTACTGAGTACACGATATTCGCCACACTTGGCGCGACAGATAACAAGATGTATCTATGGCATCCAACTAGCAATGGTGGGTCAGACGAGGTAGATTACAACTCACCGGCAGTCATAGATACCACCTCGGTCATCAACATCACAGGCGTGGCACTCCTCGCCTAACTGTTATCATCTGACACATGACACCGAACGATTACACAGCCTTGATCCTTGCCTTCATCTCCATACTAGGGTCACTCGCAGTCGCTGTGAGATTTCTTGTGAAGCACTATCTATCTGAGCTCAAACCCAACGGAGGCTCATCTATGAAGGATAGAGTGGGAGAGATAGAGAAAAAGATAGACAAACTAGAGGATCGAGTAGATGAGATATATGCTTTACTCGTTGCCAAACGAAAGAGGTAGGCATATGAGCGTTGTAGAGATAGCACGAGCAGAGCTCGGATATCAGGAGACAGGCAACAACGATACAAAGTATGGCAAGTGGTATGGGCTAAACAACAACCCCTGGTGCGCGATGTTCGTATCCTGGTGTTTTACACAGGCAGGGCAGTCAGCTCAGGTAGCCGCTAGTGGTAAGAAGGGGTTTGCATCATGCGATGCTGGACTCAAGTGGTTTTCTAAGAAAGGCAAACTCATCCCTATCGGAGAGGCACAGCCAGGGGATATCGCCTTCTTTCAGTTTGATGATGATGCACAACCTGACCATGTAGGTATCGTGGTCAAAAATGATGGCAAGAAGTTCCTATGGTGTATCGAGGGCAATACATCAGGGGATAAGGGGGGCTCTCAGGCTAATGGAGATGGTGTGTATCGAAAGAAGCGCGCATACTCTCTAGTCATGGCAGTCGTTCGACCATAACAATCACCCACAGGAAGGAGAAATGATGTCAAACAAAATGCAATCCATCCTCAAGTCATATGCGCGTGGTGTGCTAGTAGCTATCGCTCCACTCATCACCATTGGATCGACTGATCCTAAGGCGTATATTGCGGCTGTCGTAGCCGGTGTTATCGCACCTGCACTACGAGCTCTAGACAAGAAAGACCCTGCATTCGGACTCATCGCCGATGTAGTGGATTTAGAACTAGACAAACTTGCGAAGAAAGACAGCAAGAAAAAGAAGGCATAGACTTCCCTACCTCCATTGGGAAACGCCGAGGGGGTTGGACACAAAATCTGACCCCTATCGGTATCAAGTAGTACTTGAGAGTATGTGTTAGGGTATGTGCGGAGGTGGGATATGGCGTTATCAGATACTCTAGATCAGTTCGCCAAGCGCAGTAGAAAATCAAGCGGATGCGCATATATGAATCTGTATCTCTCGTTATCTAAAGAGGATCAGAAAGCGATAGATAAAGCGTGGGAGAAAGGCATACCTGTCAGCCTGATAGTCAAGGCACTCAGACAGGAGGGTCACAAAACATCTCAAGATAGTTTCAGGGCTCATCGTAAAGGCGAGTGCAAATGTCCAAAGTAGAAACGATACTTGCGATACGCGAGGCTCAGTATGGTGATGCCGGTGAGAACTTTGAGAAAATCGGCAGAGTATGGGGGGCTCTCCTAGATATCCCTGACATCCCTGCCTATCAGGTAGCTCTGATGATGGATGCCCTGAAAACAGTCAGGCTGATGCGTAATCCTGAGCATGAGGATAGCTGGCTAGACAAAGAGGGCTATATAGCTCATGGGAAAGATATAGCTACGCGATGAGCCTAGAGGATCAACTCAACAACCTGCCGGA